AATCTATAAACGACCCAGATCGACCTCTATATATCACTCTCTACAAAAAATTCCGCGCCCCATAAAAATTCTCACAGACCCACACAAAAATCAAAAATAATATATAAATTGAAATTGTAAATTCATATACAAAAGATGAAAAAAAATTCCGGGGAAATTTTTGAATCCATACAGGTTGATCCTATTAGTGGTGACTACTATGTGATTATTCCAGAGATTGTTGCAAATGAACTTTCATGGTATGAAGATACTGAAATTAGTTTTAAAATCGAAGGAAATGAGGTTATTCTGACAGAACGTGAAGATTGACAAAGACTATATAATGAGTTATGATACTGAAGTAATCGCTTAAAATTATGGCTAAAGGATTTACTGTAAAAGCAAAAACCCCACAAACTTCAAAAAGTACTGAAGAAGAATGGGATTATAATCTTGCCCGAGAGATGATTCGTGGAAAGTCAATTGTATTTTGTCTTCCTGGAAGAGGAGTCTCTTACACTTATCTAAAAAGTTTTGTTCAACTTTGTTTTGATATTGTCCAGGCAGGTGCAAGCATTCAAATTTCTCAAGACTATTCATCAATGGTAAACTTTGCAAGATGCAAATGTTTGGGCGCTAATGTACTGAGAGGACCCGATCAACTTCCATGGGATGGAAGACTGAACTATGATTGGCAACTTTGGATTGATTCTGACATTGTTTTCAACACGGAAAAATTCTATCAGTTAATTCTGATGGATAAAGATATCGCCGCTGGTTGGTATGCTACAGAAGATGGTCAAACTACATCAGTTGCACATTGGTTAGAAGAAGATGATTTCCGCAATAATGGTGGAGTCATGAATCATGAAACCGTAGAAAGTATTTCAAAGCGTCGGAAACCATTTACAGTTGACTATACTGGATTCGGATGGTTACTCATTAAGAATGGAGTCTTTGAACATTCCGAAATGAAGTATCCATGGTTTGCACCTAAAATGCAAGTCTTTGAATCTGGTGAAGTTCAGGACATGTGTGGAGAAGATGTATCATTCTGCCTGGATGCAAAAGAAGCAGGCTTTGAAATCTGGTGTGATCCTCGCGTTAGAGTTGGTCACGAAAAAACAAGAGTGATTTGATACGATGGCAGACAAGTACAATATACTTTGTAAAGGACGTAAAATATACTCCTCACTTACAGAAGAAGAGTACTTCGACATTATGGAGGACCTGGCAAATGATTTTTATCAGACAGGTTCTCCAAATCCAAGCGATATTGAAACTGAAATTATAGGAGATTAATGATGGCAACAAAAGTAAAAGGTGGACTGAGTAAGACTGGTTCTTATACTCCGGGTAAACCAAAGAAGACTCGTCAAGGAGATGGTGCCGGAACTAAGTATGCCGCTACTTCTCGTAATAACCCTAGAAAAAAATACAGAGGTCAGGGTAACTGATGGATGACACCTAAAAAACCAAAAAAGAATCCTACTTTTGGAAACGGTGATAAAAGAAAAGCAACGGGTCAGTGTAGATCTAGTGCTCAGAAAAAAGCATCAAACGCTAGAAAGAAAAAATAATGTATCTCTTAGATGGTAACGATGAATGGAATCATATTCATCAAGACGATCTATGGATTTACAATAAATTATTCCTAAGTCGGGTTTTAGGTTATAACTGTGGTCCTATTGGCACTCCAGTTCCTAAATCCGACTTTTATATTATTCGTCCTTCTTTCAATTTACTTGGAATGGGACGCTTTGCTCGTATTGAATACATCTATAAATGGACAGATCGCTTTCATCCATCAGAATTTTGGTGTGAAGTCTTTGATGGAGAGCATTTAAGTGTTGATTTTAGAAATGAAAAGGCAGAATTAGTAGTGAGAGGAGAAAAAGAAAGTGAAGATCCTCTCTATAAATGGAGAAAATGGGAAAAAATAGATCAAAATGTTGAATTTCCTTCAATTTTAAGAAAGTTAAAGGGTAATTATGAATGGATTAACTGTGAATTTATCGATGGAAACCTAATTGAAGTTCATTTTCGTCAAAATCCTGACTTTCGATACAACAATACAGTGGCAATTCCTGTTTGGAATGATGATAAAATCGAAAATATTCAAAATTATACCTTTATAGAAGATAAAGATTACCATCGTAGAGGATTTTACATAAAATAAATAATCCTTTAGTGCGAGTTTTATGCCTTGGAACGTTTTTCGATGGGTAAACACCTCTTATTAGAGGTATACGACGTTAAATTTGAGCTCTTGAATGATGGAATTTCCATTCAAGAAGTCATGGAACGTGGTATTGAACGCGCAGGAATGACAATTCTTAATATCTTTCAATATTGTTTTGTTCCTCAGGGCGTAACAATTGTCATTGCACTTGCAGAAAGTCATGTTTCTTGTCATACATGGCCTGAAGAGGGTGCAATTGCCATTGATGTTTATACATGTGGAGAAGGAAATCCAAAATTAATTGCACTTGAACTATTAAAATACTTCGATTCGAACAATTTTAGACTTAAAGAGATAGATCGTTAAATAGAAGTAAGGAGATAGCAACCTCCTTTCAAAAAAGTTCTGTTTTTTATAAAAACAGGAGCTAAAATGTCAAATTTACCAGTTGATAGAGATGCAAATTATATGCATCAGATGTGGGGAACAACAAAATTGATTACGGATTATCAATTTTACGAAAAAACAAAGACAATTCAAGAGATTATGCACGATGAAATTCCAAAAAACAAACATCATCTCAAAGAACAGAGCCAACTTCATCAAAAAATTCGAAATGATGATGATTATAATGATTGGGACTATGGAACAGAACCAAATTATGGATGTTCCTGGAAATGAACATAAATAACTGAAGAAATTTCTGTATCAAATGGCGTTCGAAAGGATATCTAGATCATTTAAAGATATTAGTTTATCCTTTGAACCTCATCCAGTGACAAAGGATATTGGAGTATTAACAAATCAAAATGCAATCATAAGATCAATTCGCAATTTGATAGAAACTATTCCTTCAGAAAGATTTTTTAATGTAAATATTGGTTCTGGTATTCGTTCTAGTTTATTTGATTTCGTAGATTATGCTTCGTCATCAACTATTGAATCCCAAATTAAAACTACCATTTCTAATTTTGAACCAAGAGTAAATAATGTTAAAGTTGATGTCATACCCAGTCCAGACACCAATACTTTTAATGTTACCATTTCTTTTGATATCATCGGACAAGAAATTCCTACACAACAATTTACATTCATACTAGAGGCAACAAGATAAAATGCCTTTTACTAAGTTTACTAATCTAGATTTTGATCAGATAAAGACCTCCATCAAAGATTATCTTCGTGCAAACAGTACTTTTACTGATTTTGACTTTGAGGGGTCTAATTTTTCTATCTTAATTGATACTCTAGCGTATAATACTTATATTACAGCATTTAATTCTAATATGATTGTAAACGAATCTTTTTTAGATTCGGCAACCGTTAGAGAGAATGTTGTCTCACTTGCAAGAAATATTGGTTATGTGCCAAGATCCAGAAGATCTGCAGTCGCAACAGTATCATTTACCGTACAAACTAATTCAAACACTCCAACAATCTCTCTACAAGCGGGATTGGTTTGTGTTGGTAATATTGATGGAAGTTCTTATATATTTTCAATTTCGGAAAGTGTAACTAAAAATGTTGTAAATGGATCAGCAACATTTAGTAATCTATCCGTCTATCAAGGAACATTTTTAACAAAACAATTTGTTGTAGATGGATCTTTAGATCAAAGATTTATTTTAAATAATTCATATGTTGATACCTCGACAATTTCAGTAAATGTCAAAGGACCAAATGAAAATGGTGAAGGAAAAAAATATTCATTAGTAGATAATATTGTAAAAGTTGATGAAAATTCAGAAATCTATTTAATTCAAGAAGTCAAAGATGAAAAATATGAACTTTTATTTGGTGATGGTAGATTTGGTAAAAAGTTAGAAAATGGATCTGTAATTACAGTTAATTATATTGTCACCGATGGAAAAGATGGCAATGATGCAAAAGAATTTTCATTTGCTGGCACATTCAAAAATTCAACTGGTATAACGATTATACCATCAAATTCAATTGTTGTTACTACAAATACATCTTCAAGAAATGGTTCAGAGATTGAATCAATTGATTCAATTAAATATTTTGCACCAAGATTATATTCTTCTCAATACAGAGCAGTTACCGCAAAAGATTATGAAGCAATTATACAAAATGTAATCTATCCGAATACAGAATCAGTATCTGTAATTGGGGGAGAAGAAATGGATCCTCCAGAATATGGATCAGTTACAATTAGTATTAAACCAAAAGGTGGAACTTTTGTATCAGATTTTGATAAAAGACAAATTCTTACAAAATTAAAGCAGTATACACTTTCAGGAATTAATCAAAAAATAATTGATCTTAAAATTTTATACGTTGAAATCGATTCTGCTGTTTATTATGATTACTCGAAAGTTTCAAGTATTGAATCTTTAAAAACAAAAATTACTTCAACACTTACAACTTATTCAAATTCTGTAGATTTAAATAAGTTTGGAGGAAGATTTAAATATAGTAAAGTATTGCAGGTTATTGATAATACAGATGTTTCAATCACTTCAAACATTACCAAAGTAAGAATGAGAAGAGATTTGAAAGTTTTATTAAATCAACAAGCTCAATATGAAATTTGTTATGGAAATAAGTTTCATATAAAATCAGAAGGTAATATTAAATCTAGTGGATTTTATATTTTTAATGAACCAAGTGTTGTTTATTTAACTGATACTCCAAATTTAGATGGTAAAACTGGAGTCATATCAATTATAAAATTTTCAAGTCCAATAGGTACTGCAACAACAGTACCTAACGTTCCAAAAATTGTTATTCAATCTGCAGGAACTGTTAATTATGAGCGTGGAGAAATAAAATTAAATACAATTAATATTGTTTCAACTATTATTCCAAATGATATTATAGAAATTCAAACATATCCAGAATCAAATGATGTAATTGGATTAAAGGATTTATATTTGGTATTTGATATTTCTAAAAGTTCAATAAATATGGTAAAAGATGTTATTTCATCTGGTGAAGATATTTCTGGAGTTGCATTTTCAAGAGATTCTTATACATCAAGTTATTCAAATGGGAAATTAACGAGGTCGTAATATGATACAGACTGGTTTTGAGAGTAGAATAAAAGTACAGCAAATAATTGAAAATCAACTTCCAGAATTTATATTGGATGAAAATTCAAAAGCATCCGAATTTTTAAAACAGTATTATATTTCTCAAGAATATCAAGGTGGACCAATTGATATTTCCGAAAATTTAGATCAATATTTGAAGTTAGATAATTTAGTACCTGAAGTAATAGTTGGGTATACGGGATTAACAACCAATATTTCATCTTCTGCTGGAATTGTTACAGTTACTTCAACAAAAGGATTTCCCAATAGGTATGGTCTTTTAAAAATAGATGATGAAATTATTACCTATACTGGAATTACAACCAATTCCTTTACCGGTTGTATTCGTGGTTTTAGTGGAATTACTAATTATCATCAAGATTTAAATTATGAAGAATTAGTATTTTCTACATCTGAAAGTGCAGAACATGCTAAAAATTCAACAGTAACAAATTTAAGTGCTCTTTTTCTTCAAGAATTTTATAAGAAGTTAAAATATACTTTAACTCCGGGATTAGAAGATTTAAGTTTTGTTTCTGACTTAAATGTTGGAAATTTTATAAAAGAAGCAAAAACTTTTTATCAAGCAAAAGGTACTCCAGAATCATTTAGAATTCTATTTAATGTCTTATTTGGAGAAAATCCAAAAGTAATTGATTTAGAAAAATATTTAATTAAATCCTCAGATGCAGAGTATATTAGAAGAGAAACTATAGTTGCAGAAAGAATATCTGGTGATCCTGGATTATTAGTTGGTCAGACAATTAAAAAATTAAATGAAGTAGATCAAAAAACTACAGCTTCAGTATCTGAAGTTGAAATCATTACCAGAAATGGAAAAACTTATTATAAACTTTTAATTTTTATTGGATATGACGAATCATTTCCAACAATTACTGGAGATTTTAAAATTACTCCAACATCAAAATGTATTGATTATGTTCCAATTGGTTCAACAGTAATTACTGTAGACTCTACGGTAGGATTTGCAGAATCTGGTGTAGTTTATTTTGGAGATAATGAGATATATTATACTAGTAAATCAATTAACCAATTCTTTGGGTGTTATAGTAAAGGTTCAAACTCTATTTCTGTAGAAATAAGTAAGACTACACCAATTAGATCTGATTATATCTACTATGGATATGAAAATGGAGATATTACAAAACCCGTAAAAATTAGAGTAACTGGAGTATTATCAAATTTAACGATAGATTCTACAGAATATAATCTTGGGGAAAATAATAATATATTTGTAAAAAATATTGGCGAAGTAATTAAAAATCCATCAACAAATAAAACCTATAAAGAACTTTCCGCAAATAGTTGGATTTATAATACTAGTTCAAGATATCAATTAGATTTTTTTACAGAATCTACAATAACTACTAAAAGTGAAATATATGATTCTAGTTTAAGAATTGGTGATTACATTGAATTTTTAGAAAGGAATTCTGAAATTACAATTCCAACTCTATCTAATGTTAAAATTATAAGTATTAGCAATAAAACAATATCGGTAGATACAAACCTTTCTGCATTAAATTCTCTTAGAAAATATGATATTAGACGAAAATTAAAAAAAGCAAGTAGTTCAATTGTTCCTATTGGAATTGGAACTATTAATTTGGAGGGAAAGGTCTTTTCAAATGTTCAAAATGTTTATTCTGAAAAAGATGACTATTTGTATGTCGCATCAAATTCTTTACCATCGTATCAAATCACTACAAAAACATTTAATTATCAAGTAAAAAATATAAATGCAAATAGTTATAATGCAAATACCAAAAAATATTCAATACTGGAGTTTGAAAATGAGATATCATTTTTAACAGGTGATGAAGTTTACTATAAATTTTCAAACACCGCAATTACTGGATTGGATCAAACAAATTATTATGTAGAATTACTGCCGAATAAAAAGCAAATTAGATTATATATTTCAAGAAATTTTATTAATACATCACAATACATTGAATTTGGTGATGAAACTGGAATTCTGCCAAATGGGAATCATAATTTTATTTTATATTCTCAGAAAAGTAATTTAATTTCTCCACAAAAGTTACTGAGAAAATTCAATTTAAATCCTATAATTGGTGATGTTGATGGAGACAAAACATTACCAGGATCTGTTGGAATGTTACTAAATGGAGTTGAAATTTTTAACTATAAATCCAATGATAAAATTTACTATGGACCAATCGATAGTATTGAAGTTTTTAATTCAGGAAATGATTATGATGTAATTAATCTACCTTCTATTACTTTTGATAGTGGCAGTGCATTAATTCAACCAGTAGTTCAGGGATCTATTAAAAAAATTCACACTGATCTACAAGAATTTGATATAGATGTAAATATAATTGTTTCATTAACTGGAGGAAATGGATCTGGTACTATTTTTGAACCAATAATTAAAACTCGCAGAAGAGAAATTAATTTTGATGCTAGAGAAATAACAGTTGGTGGGGGGTTAGATGTTAGTAGTGAAAGAATTACATTTTTAAATAATCACAATTTAGTTACTGGTCAAAAGATTTTATATGATACATCTGGAAATACTCAAATTGGAATAGGATCTTTTGGTGGATTAAATACTGATCAAAATAAAACATTGGTAAATGGATCAGAATACTATGCAAAAGTATTAAATAATAAAACTATTCAATTATTTGAAAATTTTGCAGATTCTATTAGTGGAGTCAATACTGTTGGATTCACAACAGTTGGTGCTTCTGGTATTCAAAAATTCAAAACAGAATTAAAATATACCCTATCAG